TGGCATCGGGTGCTCCCGACGAGGCAACGAATTTCATCAATGGGCTGCGAATCGCCAGAAGAGCTTACACCCAGGCGGCAGTGCAGATCGCCCGGCGTGAGACGGAATTACTTGAACAAGAGCGAACTCGGCAGCAGAATCAGCTGATCGAGCAATCTAAATAGGGGGAGCGGATGGTGAACCAGCCCGAGCACCCAACTCTGCCCGATGCCCGATCGGTATCGACAGTCCCGGCCCAGCAACTATCGGCCACTCCTATCGTCTACAAGGTCGTCGATCAGGACTGGAGCCCCTCTGATCCCTCCGTCCCCCAGGCGATGCTCGACGAAGCGGGTCAGGCCGGCTGGCAGCTGATCATCGCCTATGTCGATCCACTGCGTGAGCGCACCCGCTTTGTCTTCGGTCAAGGTGGCGCACCGATAGACTACAAGGTCGTCGACGATCACTGGTCTCCCGACGACCCCGCTGTTCCCGAGGCCGCCCTCAACCAAGCCGGCGAGGCCGGCTTTGGTCTGATCACGGCTTATCCCGACGCCCACCGCGAGCGGACCCGCTGGATATTCGGCCTGGGTTTTGCCGCCACCGGAGGTGGTGGCGGCATTCCCGAGGCCCCCATAGACGGAGAGACCTATGGCAGACAGGACGCAGCTTGGACCCCCCTCACCTCAGGCGGCGGAACCGCCGGCCCGCCCGGCCCGCCCGGCCCGCCCGGGGCGCAGGGAGCGCCCGGCCCGCCCGGAGCGCAGGGACCGGCCGGCGAGGCCGGTCCCGCTGGTCCGACCGGAGCGCCCGGAGCGCAGGGACCGACCGGAGCGACCGGCGCGGCCGGTGCGGCAGGTCCCGCAGGTGACCCGGGCCCAGCTGGACCGGCTGGCGCGGATGGTCAGCCCGGAGCGGATGGCCAGGATGGAAGCCCTGGTGCTGCGGGCGAACCAGGGCCAGCGGGTCCGGCAGGCGAGGTCGGACCAGTAGGACCGCCTGGAGCGCAGGGATCGCCCGGGCCGGGCGGTCCTACTGGTCCGACCGGTGGTATCGAGGAGGCTCCGACCGATGGACAGCAATACGCAAGACAATCGGCCGCCTGGACAGTTGTCGCCGGAGGCACGGGCGGAGTGGGTCCTCCTGGGCCTGCCGGGCCGCAAGGCGAGACCGGCCCGGCAGGTAGCGCTGGCGCGACCGGACCCCAGGGTCCTCAGGGTGACCAGGGTCCTCAGGGTGACCAGGGTCCTCAGGGTGACCAGGGACCTCAGGGAACTCAGGGCCCCGCCGGCCCCGCCGGCCCCGATGGTGCGCAAGGAGCGGCTGGCAGTGACGGTGGTCAGGGACCCGCCGGCCCCGACGGAAGTCAGGGTCCACCCGGTGTAGCCGGCCCGCAGGGCATCCCTGGCAACGACGGCGCGCCCGGCCCGGTCGGCCCGCCGGGCAGCCCCGGCAACGACGGCGTGCCCGGCCCGGCCGGCCCGCAGGGAATAGCGGGTGACCCTGGTCCTCCCGGCTCGACCGTGATCATCATGGCGAGCTTCTCCAACCAGCCGCCATCGCTGCTGCCGGTTGACGGCTACATCCCACAGGACTGGGATTCTCCTGGCAACCCGCCACAGGGCGACCAGCTGGTCCGTGGTCAGGGCATGCTGGACACCAGGACACAGAGTGTCTGGCTGTGGGTGGGAGCCGCCATGGCTCCGGCCGGCTGGGTCGAGCTGGGCGAGGTGCAGGGTCCGCCGGGAGCCCAGGGCCCAGCCGGCAGTGATGGCGCGCCCGGTGCCGCCGGCGCGCAAGGCCAACAGGGCGTCCCCGGTCCCCAGGGTCAGCAAGGCTTGCAGGGCCAGGAAGGCGCGGCCGGTCCGCCCGGCGCAGCGGGCCTTCCTGGTTCGCAAGGCCCGGCGGGAACCCAGGGACCGCAGGGTCCCAGAGGCGACCCCGGCCCGACCGCGGTCTCGGCGCAATCCGGCAACACCGCAACCTTGGGTTCTGACGGGCTGATCTTCGTGCCGACGCTGCCTCCTCCCAGCAATGCGGTTCCGTCGATGGACGGCGTCGCGGCGACCGGCACCGCCACCGCCTGGGCCCATGGTGACCATATTCACCCGAGCGATACCTCCCGCATGCCGGTGAAGGGTGCGATCGACGGAGCCCAGGCACCGGCCGGCAATATCGGCGAGCAGATCGCGCAGTCCATCACCACGGCGGTCAACCTCACCAGCCTCCTCGCCGCCAACATCGGCAGCATCACGCTGACCCCGGGCGACTGGAATGTCGGCGGCTTCGTCAGCTTTGTCAGCCCGGGCACTGCCGGCACCCGCTATGCCGCCGGTCTCTCCACCACCAACGCGACGCTGCCCACCCCGGCGCAGATCGCCGCCGGCAATGGCGCGTTGAACGACCTCTCGCTGACCTTCGGCAGAGCGGCGCAGACGATGCCGACCAGCGTTGCCCGGTTCAACGTCACCGCCAACACGGTGGTCTATCTCGTCGGGCTCGGGCCGACCACGACCGCGACCGGCTACATCTCCGCGCGGCGAGCGGCGCGATGACCCTCCTCTTCGTCTCCCGCCGGACCCTGACACATGGTGCCGCCATGGGCGCGATGCGTCGTTCGTCACGGCTGGCCCTGGTGTTCGAGCACGTCTATTACGGACCCGTCTTGGTAGCCACCATGCTGGACGCGGACGACCAGCCGACCGATGATCCGGAGCTGGCCTCTTCGCTGGTCTCTTCGCTGCCCAGCGGCGAGTGGCTGGTCACCTGCGCCTGTCCCAACTGCGGCAAGCTTCGCGAGGTCAAGTCGGGAGTGCATTGAGCCATGCCCAGCGAAAGTAAGAAGCAAAGGGTGGCGATGCAGATCGCCAAAGCCGGCAAGTCCAACATCGGCATTCCACCGAGCGTCGGCGCTGATTTTGTCGCTGCCGACAAGAAGAAATCCAAGGCCCAGCTCGACAAGCTCCCGCTGCGCAAGGGAGCTCCTACCGCTTCAGCCCCGGAAACCTACCGGAAACCTACCGGAAACTTACCGGAAATTTAAAGGAGCACCGTGATGGCGACAGGACCCCGTAAGGCCAGGGAAACTTACACGCCTGCGACGACGCCCGCGGACAACAATTACTGCCCGCAGGGCTCCACGTTCGACGACGCTTACAATGGCGATCTGACGAATTTCGATACGACCAGGGACCCGTTCGAAGAACGGGACGCCCGCGTCGAGGCGACCCGCAAGGAATTCGGCAAGGGCATCCCCGCAGGAGATGGTCCCGCGCTGTCGTCAGGACATGATTTGGATTAGATGTGCCGCCACGTTTTGCGGCGTATGATTTGCCAGATAGTTTGCTGGATCACCCCGCCGGCGGCGTAACAGGAGTAACTGCGGCAGGTAAGACCCGTTAGGGTCAGGGACAGCAGTGATGTTGCAAGCATAGCAGGATACCAATAAATGGCAAGTGGTGGTATCATCGACTACAAGCCTGCGCCGACCATTAAGGCGTTTATAAAAGACTACCGAGTATCTGGCCTGTTTTATTCTTGGATTATTGGCCCTGTTGGTTCTGCTAAAACTACCGCTTTATTTTTTAAACTTATTTACATGGCCGGTAAACAAACTCCTGGTCGTGATGGTATCCGCAGAACGAAGGCAGTTATTGTCCGTAATACTTTGCCGCAACTTAAGGATACGACGTTAGCTAGTTGGAATTATTGGTTTAAAGATGGGGTGGCGGGGACTTGGAATGCTACCGACAAGATATTTACATTACGCTACGGCGACGTAGAGTGTGAAGTTCTGTTTCGTCCTTTGGATACACCTGATGACGTGCGCAGGGTTCTTTCGCTCGAGATAAATTTTGCAATTTTGGATGAGTTTGTCGAAATTCCAAAACAAATTGTCGATGCCTTAAGTGCCCGGCTTGGCCGCTACAAGCAGCCGGAGAGCGCACCAGTTGACATTTGGGGGATGTGGGGCAGCTCCAATCCTGGCACCGAGGACGTATGGTGGTATGACTACCTGCACGGTCCCGCCGTGCGGCGCTTCAAGCGCCTGCCGGGACAGCTCGTTCCAAGTCTCGTGCCCGACAGCATAGGCGACGCGGCCATAGCCCAGGGACGAACTTCGACTACCTTGGGCCCCTCGCTGGAGCCGATCGCGACTTACTACCACCAGCCCGGAGGGCTCACTGCCGACGCCGAGAACCTTGAGAACCTCCCGGGCGGGCAGCAGTATTACCGGGACGCGGTCACCGGCAAGAGCGACATCTGGGTCCGTCAGTTCGTCGATGCCGAGTGGGGCTTCTCGATCGCCGGCAAGGCGGTCGTCCCCGGATTCCGTGCCGATCTCCACGTGGCTCTCCCGAACACTCTCCAACCCAATCCTTATTTTCCCCTCGTGGTCGGTCTTGACCCCGGCATCACTGGCAGCGCCATGGTTCTCGGGCAGCAGGACTACGACGGGCGGGTGAAGGTCTTTGCCGAGTTGGTGCAGGAGGGTATGGGGGCGGAGAGATTAGTCAAGGAGCGGCTGCAGCCGGTCCTGCGTAATCGGTTCCCCCAAGTGACACGTGTCATCGTGGCGGCCGACCCGGCGGCCGCGTCACGCACCCAGACCGACGAGCGGACGGTGGTCAAAATCTTCAAGCAGCACTACGACGTCGACGTCGAATCGAACAACCGCCTGCCCCTCCGTCTGGACGCGATCGATTATTACACCAGCACACTGGTCGAGGGCCGCGCGGCTCTTCAGATCGATCCATCGTGTCAGGTTCTTATCCGCGCGCTCAAAGGCGGTTGGCGCTACGCTGCTGACCTTAAGCGGGAAACGCTTAAGGGGCATGATCCCGAGAAGAATGCCTACAGCCATCCGGGAGATGCCTTCGGTTACCTTTGTCGGTTCTTCCATCGTGACCGCCAGCGCGAGGCGCGCTACCGTCTCCCACAGGGTAGTCTTAGCGCTCGGCGTCAGGCACCATGGCAACGGCAGCCGGAGCGCAATTCCTATCACGTTCGTTAAAGAAGGTGCCCCCATGTCTTGTGGTGTAGGATGTTGCAAAGGGCTTGGAAGCTGAAATCGTACTGAGTAGCTAATGGCTAATGCGCCGCCAACGAGTGAGCCTCCACTCAATACAGCTAAAGGGTTTCCCGATCCGGCACTCAAGCCGCCGACGCTGGATATTCCTACGCCTATTCCTGGTAAGTCGGTTGCTCCGGGAAGTGACCCACCGGTTAAGAAGATTTCCTCCGAGGCGCTACGCACGCTCGGTCAGCGCTTCAACCAGATGTTTATGCAATACGTGAGTGACCGGCGCATCACCGAGCTGCGCTGGCTCGCCAACCAGCGACAATATCTCGGGCTCTACGATCCTGAGGTCGAGCAGAGCTTCAGCCCCAACCGTTCCAAGGCTTACCCCAAGATCACGCGCACCAAGTGCATCTCGGTTTTGGCGCGGATTATGAATCTCATGTTCCAGGGCAACGAGCGCAACTGGGAAATCCATGCCGCGCCCTGGCCCGACATCACTGCGGTCGAGGTGAGCGACGCGATCAAGCTGGCGAAGGAGAAGGACGATCTAGCTGGGGTGTCGCCACCCGATCCCAACGATGCCTTCGCTTTCAACAACTACGTCATGGAAGCGCTCGATCGATACGCGGACCTGCGCGCCGATAAGCTCAGCACTCTGATCGACGATCAGCTTCAGGAGCTGGGTGGGCATCAAGCTCTGGATTATGTCGCGCTCAATCGCGCAGTGCTCCGCAGTGGCATCATCTATGGTCTCGGCGTGCTTCGAGGACCGTTCGTGCGCCGGTCAGAGACCGTGACGTGGAAGGTGCAGAAAGCGCCGCAGCTTTTGCAACTCCCACCCGGTGGCGCTCAACCTCTGTCACCCCCGCAAGCTGAGCCGGGCAATGGCGGAACATCACCTCCGCCACCGATGAACGGAGGCGGCAACACT